TTTAAATACCGTCTAATAAATACAACATAATGGTGGAGAGTGAAACCAAATGGCAACAATAGATTTCGTCGTAAAGAACGGCCTCGTAGTGACGGAAGAGGCACAAGTATTAAGCACAACAGATGCATTAAGTTCAACAGACGCTAATGCATCTGTATACACCGCAGGCGGTATAGCAGTAGCAAAAAAAGCTTTTGTTGGAACAACTTTATCAGTAGGCAGTGATGCAACTATAACAGGCGATTTGGCAGTTAATGGCGGCGATTTAACCACTAGCTCAGCTGCATTAAATTTGTTTACTGGACTGGCAACAACAGTAAATTTTGTAAATGATGCAACAACTATCAGCATTGGTAAAGGTGGTGTTGGTACAACTACTCTTAACAATGCTAACACTGTGGTTGATGGTGATTTAGCAGTTAACGGTGGAGATCTTACCACTAGTCAAACAACATTTAATTTATTAAACACCAATGCTACTACTGTAAATTTTGCAGGTGTAGCTACAGGTATTAACGCAGGCACCAGTGCTGCTGGCGCAGTGACGGTCACAGTTGGTCCTGCTGTAACTAATAATACTTTTAAAATATCAAGTACAACTAATGGTGCAGTAAATCTTACATCAGATCTCACCACTGGCACTTTAAATTTATACACCGGTATTACAACTGGTACTATGAATATTGCCACAGGTGGCGCAAGTACTACAAACATTGGCGGCGCAGCAGGCGTATTAAATATTGGAACAACTGCTGGAGATAGCATTTTAGAATTGAGAGGTAATGCTACTACAGGAACAGCAACATTAAGAACTAGTGCAGGTGTTACTACCGCTAACGTTTTTAACACAGTAGCTACTACTGGTAACTTGTTTGGCGCAGGCACCACAATCAACATTGGTGCTAATAGTGGAACACTAACAATTGGTAACCCAACTGTAGTTGGAACACAAACCACTGTTAACTTATGGAATACACAAAGCACTACGGTTAATGCATTTGGTGTTGCCACAGGAGTTAACGTAGCAACTAGTGCCGCTTCAGCAAGTACATTAACTTTTGGTCCTGCCATCACAGCCAACATATTTAAAATTGGATCTGTTGCTGGTGGCACAGTTAATTTAACCAGCGATGTGACCACAGGTACAGTTAATGCGTATACTGGCATTACAACTGGTACTATGAATATTGCCACAGGTGGCGCAAGTACTACAAACATTGGCGGCGCTGCATCATCTGTGAACGTTGGTACAATTGGTGGCGACAGCACACTTACTATAAGAGGAAACAGTACAGGCGGCACAGGCACTATTGCTACTAACGCTGGCACAGCTAGCGTATTCAACGCTGATGCTACTACAATTAATGCCTTTGGTGCCGGCACATCTATTAATATTGGTGCAAATACCGGAACTGTTACTGTTGCTAATCCAACATTAACAATGACTGCTGGAACAACATTCAATATGAATGGTGCTAGCCCAAGTATTGCCAGTTCGAACACTGGCACAGCAAGTATTTTTAATGCTAATATTTCTACAATTAATTTTGGACAAGCAGCCGCAATATCAATGGGCGGTACTAGCTCTAATGTCACTGTAAGAGGAAATTTAGTAGTAAATGGCAACACTACCATCGGCGATGCTTCTGCAGATACTGTTACATTTAATTCAGATACTATATCAGCACCAAATACATTAACTGTCAGCATTGAGGATACATCGAACGTCAGTATAAGTTATCCATTACGGGTTAGACATACTACTTCTAGTTTAGCAGGAATAGGTATTGGTACAGGAATTCAATTTATTGCTGAAAATACCGGCGGCACAAATGCCACAGGCGCCTCAATTGAAATTCTTTCAACTGCCACATCACCTGGCGCAGAAACTTTTGATTTAGTATTAAGAACTATGACTGCTGGCTCAGCAGCCGTGCAGGCATTTAGAGCAAATGCTAGTACTATTACACTAGGTGCAAACGCTACATCTACTACCATAACAACTCAGTCAAACAGTCCAATGACAGTACGTCCAGGTGCAACTGGAGCAGGAAGTCCTGGTATAGCACTTACAGTACAAGGTGGCGCAGGTGGTTCAACTAGCGGGGCAGGTGGTACAGCAGTATTCCAAGGCGGAAATGCAACAACTTCAGGCACAGGTGGTGTTGCAACATTTAGATCAGGTTCAGCAGTAGGAACTAACCAAGTTGGCGCTGACACTATTATTACCGCAGGCAATGGAACAGGAACAGGCGGATCAGGGCTTATTGTATTTAGAACTGCACTTCCGGGTTCGTCAGGACCTGCTGCTAATACAATGGCAGACGTGCTTTCTATTAGTAACCAAGGTTTAGTTACAATTCCAAATAATTTAACAGTTAATGGTAACTTAACAGTTAACGGTACAACGACAACTTTTAACTCAAGCATAGTACAAGTTGACGATAAAAATATTGAATTAGCCAGTGTCGTAGCAGTAACAGGTTTACAAGCAACACTATCAACAGGCACAGCAGTAGTTACTATTACCAGCGGCTCTACAGTTGGATTAATTCCAGGACAAAGTTTTTCAGTAACTTCGGGTACTGGAGCATTTGGTGCAGGTGCTGTTATCCAAAGCATTGACAGCCTTACACAGGTTACTATGACTGTTAATCATCAGACTGCTGGCGCAGCAACATTTAGTTCAAGCGGTGCTACAGATGCTAGTGCCAATGGTGGCGGTATCACAGTCCTTGGCACAGCTAATAAGACATGGCAGTATGATAATACCGCTGGAGTACTAGCATGGTCATCAAGTGAAAATATCAATTTAGTGACAGGTAAAGCTGTGAAAATTAATGGCAGTGACGTTCTTAATGCTACTGTTGTATTTCCTGGGATCGCTACCGCAGCCATTGGTCACCAAACTGCTGCGGCAACAGTTAATATTGGTGCAAACGCTAACAATAACATATTGTCAATACTGGCCAACGGCACGGGCGGCACTGCTACTCTTACCACTAACGTGACCACAGGACAAGTTGATGTTTTCACAGGAGTTACAGGAACTATTAACTATGGTTCTAGTGCTACAACTATATCGGTTGGTTCTACTGCAACTGCTGCTCAAACTATTAACATAGGTAACAGCAGTACAGGTGCAAGTACATATAGATTTGGATCTGGCGCCACAACAAACGGAACAACAAAGACTATTGATATTGGTACATCTGGTATATCTAACAGCACTACCAACGTAAATATTGGCAGTAGTGTTTCTGGAGCATTGGGTACAGTTAACATTAATGGACAAGCTCTTAACCTTGGATCAAACAGCAGTACACTAGTTACAGCATCAGTTGGTCCACAGGTTACTGGCAACACATTAAGAGTAAGAAGTCCGTCAGACGGTTCGGGAGCAGTCAACTTTACCACAGATTTAACCACTGGTACAGTTAACATGTTTGCCGGATTAACCACAGGTACAGTCAACGTTGGTGTTGGTTCAAGTTCAAGTGTTATTAATCTTGGAGGTCCAGGCGGCCAAGTTCGAGTAGGTGCTACCAACGGTGACGCTACATTAAACGTAAGTGGTAATGGCACTGGTGGCACTGCCACACTGGCAACAAACGTAACCACAGGTACAGTAAACAACTGGACTAGTATTACAACAGGTACTATTAACTTTGGCACAGGCGGTGGATCAACAATTAATTTAGGCGGTAACGCTGCCACAGTTAACGTAGGTGGCACGGGCGGTAACGCAACTTTAAACATAAGAGGTAATGGAACTACAGGTACTGCTGCACTATCAACAAACGTAACTACGGGATCTGTAAACTTCTTTACTAGTTTGTCAACAGGTACTATTAACGTAGGTAGTGGTGCTGGCGGCAGATTGTCTGTGTTGTTTAATCAGGGTTCAAGTAGTACTAGCACCGGTGCAATAGTTGTAGCCGGCGGAGTAGGCATCGTAGAAAATCTGTATGTTGGCGGATACAGTCAACATGCTACTGGACTAGTAAGAACCAATGCACGTTTTTCAACATCTGAAAGACACCCTATGGGACATTATAGCCCTGGCGAATGTGTTTTTGAAATTGATCCAACTTGGACACAAACTGAATTACAAAACTTTTTTAATACCAGTGCTGTAACATGGAGCGCAGATGCCACAGCGCCAGGCGGATATTGTATACAGATTGACGGAAATCCTAGTGTAGCATCAGTAGCTTACGGTTCGGGATTCCCATTAATTCCAGTTGACACTAACGATATATTTTATTGTGAAGTTTGGCTGCGTAATGATCCAGCTTATGTGGGACCTGGACATTATATGGGATCAGTTGATATTAATGCCGCAGGTGCTAGTATTGGTGGAAACCCAGGTAGCTTTGGTTATTGGGTAATGAGTAATACCGCAGCATCTACAACTTGGACAAAATACACAGGATATATTACCGGATTTGGTGTTAGTACTGGACAGTTTGTAGCTAACACAAAATACTTTAGCCCAATGGCGCTATTTAATTACTCGTTTACATCTGGTACAAGACGCAGTTTTATCAGCGGTTGGAGATATACTAGAGTCTATAAAGCAGGCCGTAGAAAATATGGCGATCAAATAGCATTTAGTACCGCCACAGGATTAACTGCCACAGGCTCGAACCAAGGAACTGCATTAGCATTGACTGCTGACATAAACAACGTTACAACAACGGCAGCAGGCACCGGAGTAATATTACCGTTCTGGCAAACCGGTCATAGAATTCTTATAAGAAATGGCGGTGTTAGCAATCTTACTGTTTATCCAAACAGCGGAGCACAGATAAATTCTGCAGGAACAAACGCTGGATTTACACTATCACCAGGCGGCTCGCTAGAGTTTATCTGTATGACTTCAACTCAATGGGTAACTGTATCTGCTACTTACGCTTAATTATATAAGGTCAATTACATCAAAAATTGTTTGTAATTTGTTGCGAATAGTTTTGTTACTAAAACTATTTCGCAACCCTTGATGTAAAGGCTTTGGCGGAGATTCGAGCCCAGTCCATGCATAACCACTGTGTTCAGAACTTAACTTTGGAATAAATTCATCGTTGACAATGCATAGGTATGTGTGAAAATTAAAAATTTTATCATTGCTGACAAATGTTTCAATGGGAAAACTTTTAATTATTTCAGGAAAGAATCCAACTTCTTCAACTATTTCTCGCTGAAGACCCTGCCACGGAGTTTCAGACATCTCAGTAGTGCCGCCAACAATGCTCCACACTCCTTGATGCTTGCCATTGGCTTTTTGTAAGTACAGTATTTTTCTAGTGCTTTTTGCGTAGAATATTGCACCGCTACAGACAATTTTTTCTTTAGATTCCAAGGCTCCAGTTTCCTCTTCGATAGTCGCCCTCAAAACTCTTGCTCCAGAATACTCCGTTCCACTTGTACTGTGTGTTAGTATACTCGTTAGTTACGTAAATAATAATATTACTGCTTTCGTCAGCATCAAATATTACATTCCATTTGCTGCCGTCCCATTCAATTATGTCATCTGCTTCAGCAATGAAGTCTGTAAGATCGTTGTTTTTCCAAGCATCAGGACCGTCTTCATTCATATACAATTCATATCTAATAACACTTCCAGATGGAGCAGGATTGTCTAATGTAATATGATAGTTTCCAATCTCTTTGTTGTCAGGAACTCTGCTGCTTCCTGACCCAACTTCGACGTCGTTGACAAATATTTTATGATCGTAAATTTTTCTATGTAATATGTCAGTGTTGATTGTATACACACTATTTTCAGCAGTAAATGTATCTCTTATTCCGCCGCCAATACTTTCTAAAATAAGATATCTAGTACCTGGCACTACATTTGAAGGCCTAGTTCTTCTTGGGTCTATAATAGCATCAAAAGATCCTAAATTAGATCTAAAATTTGATGCAAGCGGCGTGTTCGAAGGAAAAGTATCAGTGTCCCAGTTTACCTGCAATATACTTTCGTCAAGTTGATTTACTGTGCAATATCCAATAACGTATGTACCGTCAGGCTGTTTAAGATAAATCTTACTCAGTCCAGGTTTATACAAGTCTGGATATTGTTCTAATAGTTGAAGCCAAGATATATACTCGCCGTTGCTGACTAATCTTATTTGATTACCACTAACTTGAATATTATCATTTCCTGGCGTAGAATTAATATTTGTCAACGGTGTAGCAACCCAAGATCCATTAATACCTATATTACTGTCGCTGCCAAATCCGTCAACAAATGAATCATTTCTATCAGTTATGCCACCAAGGATACTGGTAACAATATTAGTAACAACACCAAGGCGTTTTACTTTAGCTGGAGGACTGATGTATATAGGAGTTTGTAAAGACAAAGATGCAATATCTATTTCTGTTGCTGTGCCTACAGGTATGCTTCTGCTACTGTAAGTTACTTGAGTAAGATCAACCACCGTTAAGCTAGTCCAGTCAACATAATTATCTGTAGTTTGAATTTCTAAACTAGGATTAAACAACATTAGTATTTGTTCAAGTATTTGTAATTTTTGATCATTACTAGTAGACCATATGTCAGCTTTTACAGATAGCTTATACGGAGTAGGCATAAGACGTTCAATGGTATAACTATTTCCTTGATTGGTAGTATAGTTGCCGTCTTGATTTACTTCACGCTCTCTTACATGTATCTTGCCTACAAAACTAGGATCACCTAAACGACTAGTGTCTAATTCTAATTCGCTTATGTACACTGAAATTCTAGGAGCACTTACTACAGTATTTTCACTATTTTGATTAATGATATTTGCTACTTGTCTATCTGGATCTCCATACACCACAGGAACACGCACCAATGTACCGTCGCCATACTTTACAACAAAGTTGCTCATCAATCTAATGATTTGCAAAAGATATCTTCTTATTTGACCATCGTAAAAATATTGCATTATAAATCAGCCTTTGGTTTAAGAGCTTTACTTACAGCCACTCTTTCATCTGTTGAACTAGAATATAACTGCCATTCTATTTCGTAATTAGTAGGCGCTGTATCGCTAAATGTCAGTAAAACTTTTCCTCCAGTCCCTGAACTAGCAGTCACTGACGGAACTAGGCTATCACCAAAATTAACATTAGCAAACATACCTGCGGCATAAGTTTGAGTAAGAAGATGTTTCTTAAATCCAACAAGGGTAATTTGTCTGCTTGATAGATTAGTGATACCAGTTGTACTTACCAACTTATAAGTACCAATACCACCCGAACCTGAAAGAATAGATTCAATTTCTATATCATTATAGATGTTTGCATCAGCAGGTATTTTTGGTAAATTAAAAACATATCCTTCTTTGATAATTTTACCAGAAGGAATAGAACTTACTGTAAGAACAAGATCAGTTCCAACTGTGGTTATTGATGCGTTAACTTTAAACGATTCAACCTTGTACACATCGCTGGCAATAAATCCAATACCAACTTTATTGTTGTTATTGATAAATGTTCCTTTGAGTGTACTTCTAGTATCAGTATTGGTCATAGTCATACGTACATCGTCTTCTCTTCGTATCCATCGTGATCCATCGTATCGAAATAGTCGATTAGGTAAAAAGTCAGTTCTTAAAAAGTAATCACCATCATAAGGATTACTAGGAAATTGTATTCCGTGACCAAAATCAACACCGTTTTCTGGAACACCGTCTCCGACTAGATATCCTTGATAGCCACTGCGCTTTGGTCTCTTCAACACTCTACTAGCATCAAGGTTAGTAGAAGATGAGTCTGGAGGGAAAGATGTATCATCAACTGATTCTAGTGCAGCATGGCCTGAAGCATCAACAGCCAATGTGTATAAATGTCTAGTTTCATAACCGCTCTTGGGAGCGTCAGCTTCGGCTTGTGCAATTAGCTGATCGTTTATGTCTAATACTTTTTGTTGCGTACTTAACAACTCACGCAGTGTGTTATTAGTTTCTTCACCTGTAACCGGATCAACAATCTTTTTGTCAAATATTTCTTTAAATTGTTGACTGTCTGAAATTTTTGTAAGTTTTAATCTATAAAGATGCGGATACCAAGTTGGACTAAACCCTTCGGCAGCACGGCCTACATCGCTGATAACATAATATCTTGGCAAACTTACATCTAGCTCATTGAGAGCAAACTCATCTTTAAGATGCGGGATTTCTAGAACATCACCGCTAATAGGTTTACGCCCTAGAGTATTAACAAAATCGTTAATATGTATTGTCATATACAATGTGTCGTTATCAAGAAATAAACCAAATTGGCTTAAATTAAAATCAAGATCTTGTACATTGTAAGTCGTTGCCCTTTTCGGGACGGTAAAGTGATAAACGTGGCATAGTACAGTATTTATTCGATAAATATACTGGGAGACACCAATGTTAGAAATTAATGTTCAAGCTGAAAAACAAAAAGTTTACGACTATGTCCGGGCTATGCTAGGCGACGGCATGATTGACGTTGAACTTGACCCTGTACACTACGAAGCAGCTCTTAATAAAACTTTGTCTAGATTTAGACAGCGCAGTTCAAATGCAGTTGAAGAAAGCTACATGTTTATTGAGTTAGAAAGAGATACAAATGATTACAAACTTCCTGACGAAATTGTCGAAGTAAGATCAGTATTTAGACGAAGCCTAGGCAGTAGATCTGTAGGAACAGGTACTAATTTTGAGCCATTTAATTTAGCCTACACAAACACATATTTGTTAAATGCTACAACTCTTGGTGGTATTGCAACCTATGACTTTTTTGCACAATATCAAGAAATGGTAGGACGTATGTTTGGTAGTTATATTGAATTTCAATGGATTCCTTACTCTCATACATTAAGAATTTTACAAAGACCCTTTACTGAAAAAGAAACATTATTGTTAAGATGCTATAACTACAGACCTGATTTTAATCTTATAAACGATATCTATGCAGGACAATGGATTAAAGATTATACACTGGCTATCTGTAAAGGGATTCTAGGCGAAGCACGTAGTAAATTTGGAACCATTGCTGGGCCGCAGGGCGGAACACAATTAAATGGTGCAGATCTTAAATCAGCTAGCAAAGAAGAATTGGAAAAATTAGACAAAGAATTAGAAACTCTGATCAGTGGCGGAACTGGTTATACATTTGTAATAGGCTAACATGAAAGTTTACGAGATTATCAACGAGGCAAAAGTCAAACAGGCTAAAATGACCAAGCGTCAAAATCAATCTACTACCGGTGTACATACGTTTGGCGACGCAGAACGAGCCAACAGTGACTATGTACAGTTTCGCGTAGGCATGGCAGCGGCAGCAACTGATGGCAAAACAATGCCAGACATAGATGCTAAAAGCTGGATTGGAAAAAGAAAAGCAGCATTTCCTTATACTAAAGAAGAAGCAGATATTTTAAAAATAGCCTATAAAGCCGCAGGCGCCAACTATGAAGATTTAAATCACGGAGATCTTCATAGTAAAGAACTTGACAGCACTCAAAAAATTAGCCCAGTTGCTAAACCAAAACGCAACAAGTATGGCGTATAATCACTCTTGACAACTTGATAAAAATCCTGTAATATATATTATCACTGGGAGATAATATGATTATAGGCTTTGTAGGATTTATTGGCTCGGGCAAAGATACTGCCGCAGATTATTTGGTTAACTTTCATGGCTTTCGTAGAGATAGTTTTGCCAACACACTCAAAGATGCTGTCAGCGCAGTATTTGGCTGGGATAGAACACTATTAGAAGGGCGCACTAAACAAGCCCGCGAGTGGCGAGAACAGGTAGATCCGTGGTGGGCAGAACGCCTAAACATGCCTAATCTTACACCACGCTGGATACTGCAATACTGGGGCACAGAAGTTTGTCGTCAAGGCTTCCATGATGACATTTGGATTGCCAGTTTAGAAAATAAAATACGCAAAACCACTGATAATATTGTTATCAGCGATGTGCGCTTCCCCAACGAGATTAAAGCAATTCACAATGCAGGGGGCAAAGTAGTACGTGTTGTTCGCGGCGCTGATCCAGAATGGTATCAAGATGCTCTTAATGTAAATGCTGGTCCTACCAACATGAGTTGGGCTATTAGTAAAGCACGAATGGAAGCATTAAAAATTCACGCTAGCGAAACAGCATGGATCGGCCGAGGCATAGACTGCGAAATTGATAACAACGGAAGCATTGATGATTTATTCAGTCAGATTAAAAATCTGGTTGAAGACCAGCTCGTTGCCAGTTAAATCCTTCTTTAGCTAGTACACGTTGACAATTAGCACAGACACATTTTAAATTAGTGTGTCTACTGTTATTAAGATTGCCGTCAACGTGAAACACATTAAACTGCTCTTTATGTTTGCTTTTAAACCCGCATTTATCGCAGACAGTTTTTAAACGATATCCGTCCTGGTACCATTTAGGAATACCTTTTCCTACACCTCCGGCAAGACATACTTCGCACTTTTTACGATAGTATGTTTTACCATTCTTATAGTAGTTAACAGCGGCGGGTCTAAACCCACAAATGCATAGTGGACGGGGCATACTGTATTTATGCTCCCCTTTTCTGCCCCTTTTCATAGGCGTATTACGGGTCCATTTTAGAAAAAACCGCTAAATAAAAGTATAATGAAACCCCATAGGAGAGTTTAATATGGCATTAACTTCACCAGGCGTAGAAGTCAAAGTTGTTGACGAA